CGTAATTTTCGTTTGCCTCTGCAATTTGTTTTGCGGTATTTTTTTGGAAATCTGCAATTGTGCGTTGCTGAGTGAGCTCTTTATCAAGTAGATCTTCCTCGATCTTGATCCGATCCTCAGTGGCGCGTTGATTAATTTCAGCTGCCTTGCGCTCCGCTTCAATAACCTCAGGATCCCCGCCAGCCGCAAGTCGACGTAAACGATCTAATTCGCCAGCACCAAACTCCATCTCGCGACGAGTGCGCTCAATATCGCGCTCAACCTGACGGCGCTCATCGCCAAGCTGGCGCTCAATCTGCGCCGCTTGCTCAATCGCGTTTTTTCTGATCTTTGCAATTTCCTCTTCCCGTTGACGGCGAGCGTCAAGCAAGGCCTCTTCTCTTTGCTCTACTGCTTGCAAGTATTGCTGGCCAAGTTTTTCCTTCTCTGTCTTAGCTTCATCGTCTTGACGCTCCTTTCGCTCTTTATTGGTTTCTTTTTCAATTAGACGAAGCTTGACGAGCGCTTCTTCAAGAATTTTCACTTCTTTAGTCGCTTCTGAAACCCCCGGAAGAAAATCAGCCATAAAGCCAAGTCCAGGGAGGACGCTTTTTCGCAGCGCAGTTTCGCGGCTGCCGGCTTCAAGCAGTGCTGTTTCAAGTTCTTGAATTGACATTTGTCCACCAAGCACCTGTTCCTGGTAGAAGCCAGCGCCAGGCTGAATTGCCTTCAGCTCAATCAATTTGTTAATGACTCGATCAATACCTCGGATGGATCTGGCCGCAAAATCTTGAAAAGCGGCGCCACTGGGACCAAGCGCATTGCCGATATTCTTCTGAAGATTTTTAAGCGCACGATCCAAGCGCGCTCCAGCCTGCTCTGGTGAATCGGCAATAATTTGCGCAGTGCGTCCGTATTTTTTAAGAGAAAATTCAACAAATTTTACGAATTGAGCCAATGTCACCTCACCGGACTGGAGGTCAGCGTCTAATTCCTTAGTGCTCTTACCGCTTGATTCAGCGAACAACGCAAAGGCTCCAGCCAAACGTTCGCCAATTTGACCACGCAATTCTTCCGCGCTTACTTTGCCTTTGCTAAATACCTGAGCAGCAGCAACAAGCGCCCCATTAACATCTTGAATACTTCCACCTGTCGCAAGGACTGAAGCAGTAAGCCCCTTAAACGTGTTCTCGGCATCTTTAATAGTGCCACCAGACCCAATTACCGCAGCAGAAAGCTTCGTGAATTGCTGCGTGCTTTGAAGGACAGGGATGTTGAATTGCTCTGAAGTTGATTCAATTGCCCTTAGGGCTGCCTTGTAGTCCTCAAAGCTGTAGACAACACCTTGCAAAGCAAGCTGCAGTCTGCGAATTTCTGCCGCATATTCTGCGGCAGCTCCAGCAGCCTGCCTCAAAGCACCGAGTTGAGCACCTCCAGCGGCGCCAGCGAATGCCCCTCCAACGGGTCCGAGCCCCGGAATCGCGAGGCCAGCAGCAAAACCACCAAGGCCACCCAAAAAACCTTCGGGGCCGCCGAAAATGCCGCCGGAAATTACAGCACCGGCTGCCTGAACGGCTTGCCCTGCTGTAAGACGACCACGCCGCTTTCGATCTCTTGCTTCAAGCTGACGATCAAATGCCGCAAGCTCATCCTTGAATCCTTTTTCCCTGACTCGACCTTCAAGCTCAAGGCCATCGAGCATCTTGTCGATTTGGATTTGATCATATTTTGATTGAATCTCAACACGACGAAGACGCGCGTCTTCGTAAATGCGATTGACATCATCCATCGCGCGCTCAATGGATTCTTGAGCTCGACGACCAGCCTCAGGAAACGGCTGCGGGCCAATTGGCGTGGGATATGCAGCCTCTTGAACGCGAATGCGACCAGGCGTTCTTGCGCCTGCCGCGATCATTGCACCGGTTACAGGATCCCTGTAACCACCGACGCCAGGGGCCGTGGGTCCTTGCGTTCTGTAATACTCTTGAATTCCGGCGAGCTTGCCCTCTCTGCGCTCAACCCCAGCCTGAGCGATGTCAAGCTTCCGAAATGCTTCTGCAGTGCCAGTGAGTTCAGCGCGCAATTCACGCTGAATACTCGCCATGCGATTTGAAACCTCAACATATCGAGCACTTCCGCGTTCAACATTTGCTAGTTCTCCAGCAAGCTCAGAAAGTTGCTGTTCAAGAGCGGCAGTTGTATTTGGGAGCCCCGGCAGTCTTGAAGGATCTGCATAACCGCCCTGAAAAATAGGACTTTGGAATGCCTTAAAGCCGGCGATAACTTCAGCACGACCGGTTCTGCCTGCTTGAGTGACAGAGAGCAGTCGGATGCGCTGCAAAGTCTCAAGATATTTTTCAGAATCAAAACGCAACCCACTCAGGCCACGACGAAGTGTCGCAATCTGTCCACCAATTACTTCCGGTGTGGCACCGAAGCCAGCATTGAGAGTGCGATTAAATTGCGCCGCTTCATTACTTAAATTGTTTAGCTTTATCTTGGCATTATCGATATCCTTTTCAAGCTGAGTAAAAGCCGACGACCCTGGACGAGCCTGTCTTTGCAATTCAGTTAGCGCGCGAATCTGCTGCTGCAATGCCTGAGCATTGCGCTCAGAAGCGCTTGTTGCTCGAGCTATTGATTCTCTTTGTTGATCGATTGCCGCACTGCTACCGCGAAGCTCAGTTTCAAGCGCCGCAATACTGCTGGTTAATTTGTTGTAAGTAGAAGAGCCAATCTCTGCCTGTCCACGCAAACCCTTAAATGCTTCTAGCTGCCCTCGAATGACTTGCTCAGTTCGGCTGCTGGCATCTCCAAATTCAATAATGCTTTTGCGCGCTTTCTCGATAGTTGCATTAGATGGACCGATCGACTTTTCAAGCTCGCGAAACGAACTCTTCAGCTTGTCCAGGCCCTCAAAGCCCTGGATGCCAAGCTTGACGAGAATTTCGCTGACTTGCTTGCTAGCCATCCGAGCCCTTGGCCAATTCGCTTAATGCCGCAGCCTCCATTATCTGAAGACCTTCAAGCATCTCGCGGCGATTCTCCACATTGTAGAGGTCAAACAACCCGCCAGCACACAGCAACACGTCATATCGCAAGCCCATGTAACCAGCCATCGTGGTTGTCCACTGCGTTTGCATGCGCAGGAACATCATCACAATATCCCAGTTCTCGTCCCATACTTCAAAATCAGCCGACTCCTCCTTCGGCTGCTCGGGTAGGACGATGCCAAACGCAGCAGCGTCCTCACCCGATTTATCTTCTACTCTCTTGCCACCGCCTGCCCAGTAGACGGCAGCCTCCTTCAGTTTCCCTGGCGGCCGCCCTCAAACGTCTCGGTGTAAGCCTTCAGGACACCGCGAATCCAATAGGGATCATCACTGAATTCACGCATCGCCTCGATCGAGAACGGCACCTCTTTGCCGTCCTCATCAAGGATGCCGTCCCAGCCGACCATAATTACCTTCAGCAAGTCAAGCTCACCCTTCTCGCCAAGCTTCTGAAATTCCTTCCGCCCCACGCGCTTGAACTTGGCATTAAAGGTAGCCGTATCAAAAGTGCCGCCATCAGCGGGTTCTTCAATCGATACAGGCCAGGTAAAAATCTTGACCTTTTTGCGGACAAATGCCATGCGTAATGAACGCGATACTGCAACAGCATACACGCGATAAAAAAGGGCCGCATTAGCGGCCCCCTCATCCGTCTGTCCAACCGATCAAGTGTAAACCAGGCTGAACTCATCGTTACCCGCAGTGCTAGGCACGCAGGTGTAGGGGATGTTCAGCATGTGGATGCCATCCTGATCGCTGTAGCTCACATCGCCAATGTCGACTCGAGTTGAGACGAAATCGATGATGTTGCCCGCAGTCTGACCATGCTGGAACAACAGGTTCCCCAGTGTTCCATCGGTCAAGGCAGCAGTGAAGTAGTTCTTGGTTGCCATGGTCACGGCTTCCAAGGTCACGCTGCCAGTGCTAGCGCGATCGGTCAGCAGCACCTGCTTGGTGCAGCCAACCAGCTCGCGATAAACAAGCGTGTTGCCCACATCAAAGGACACGGACTGCAAGCAGCCGGCATAAGACAGCAGCTCGAAGCCAGTGGTGTTGCCGTTCTTGAATACAACGGGAGTGGCCTGATCGCCGTAGGTCACCGCAGGCAGTGCCGTATCGGTCGGCGTGTTGTAGATGCCAGTGAAGGTGAAATCAATTGTGGGGATTTCGCCGACAGCACCGTTGATGGTGAACGTACCGCGAGCGCCGGTGACTTTATGCAGCACACCATCAATGTTGTAGTAGATGGTGCAGCTGCCAAAGCTTGCACTAACCGGTGCGTAGGTGACACTAGTGGTAGCCACGATGGTTTCACTCATGCCACAGGCAAGCAAAGCTTTGCCGTAACGAGGAGCAGTACCAGCAGTACCGGAACCAGCAAGCTCAACGCTGAAGGTGCATTCAACGCGAGTGTTGGCCAACAGTTGCTCAGATGCACCCAGGTAAGGACGCACCAGATCACGGCTTACAACGTCACTCTGCAGCGGAGTGATGTTCAGATCGCGAACCAGAACGGCGTCGACGCCGGTCGGAGTCGGATCCGTCCCGTAAGTCGATTCCGTCTCCAGCAGAATCAGACGTTTCCGAGTTAGAAGGGGCATTGGAAATTACCTCTTGTGGAACAGGTGGCAGCGTCCGCTTAACGAGAGTGCGGATGCCTGTCTCTGGGTCAAGGATGTACGAGCCACCTTGCCCTTGAAACTCATCAATCACTGTAAATCGGGTGGCTTATCAGACTCTACGTCGCCAAACTCGCAACACTTGTGCGATATTGAACGATATAATCATTGAAAATTACACCGGCAGGCTGATCGGCGTCGTACAGATTGAATGAAACTTCGTCTGGCTGAACATCAATCGCATATCCACCCAGAGTCAAATCAGCAACCATCTTTGCGTGCATATCCTGAATCACTGGATCTGCAAGCTGATCTGGCGTGTCGCCACGCACAATCACAACCACTCGAACTCGCATTTTCCAGTCGAGCGTAGGCAGACTGGTGTTCTGAGCGGGCGTATCGCTGATCGGCTCAATCACAATCGCAGGCGCCTCTGCGCGCTGCATTGCAGTCACCCTGCTGCGATATACCCTCCCCCCAACTCCCGCAGTGCTAGCAAGAGCGGTTGCAATGGCAGTCAGGATCTGTTCGCGTTTAGTCGTCATTGAACCCTCTCCTTGGAAGCGGACCAAACGCGCCAGGGTCGACCTGCTTGGTCACAATTGATTTTGCTCGATAATAAATGTAGCTATCCGTCTTTCCAGCTTGCTCTAGCGCTTGCATGACCTTGACCCAATTCCTGAAGGTGTCGCGGTCCATGGTCATCACTACAGGACCACGCCTGGACCCATTACGACCATGGCACCTGTATTACTATTGCCCCTCGTCACCCGACCGATTGGCTGTTTATTAGTCGGCGCAGTTGTCGTAAAGCCACCACCATTTGCTACATACAAAGCAGAATTAACCGCATAACCGTTTGTATCCATATCCGTAATTTCACCAGAAACAACCACGTGACCATCGGCATTGGCCGCAAGAGCAGCATCAAGAATTCCGATCGCTGGCATTTTCGTCAAATTTGAAGCATCAGCGGCAGCAACAATTACTGTCGCTGTATTTCCAACATTGCCAGTGATGTAAACAGGCGTACCTTTCGCCAGCGTGCCTGCAGTGCCATTGCGACAATGAATATAAACAGGGCCAGCAAGCGCGCCGTGAATATGAGGCAATGTTGCGACGCCAGTGCAGCCCAGCGTCGTAAATGTCGGGTTGTCATATCCCTGTACGTACAACAGCGAATTCCATGCTGTTGTTCCGTCCCCAAGCTTCAACTTGCGTGTGTCGCTCTCGAGCCCAACTTCACCCGCCAGCAGCACCGGGTTCGCCGCAGTCCAAGCAGCCGCAGTCCCATTGCGAAGCTTGAATCGGGTGATCGTGTCGCTCATGGCACTCCGCCGTCAAGAACATTACCGTCGACATAAACGGTCGCAGGACCGCCTCCATCAAGGATAACCACGCTCTCTGTATCCACTCCGTCGCCATCGAGCACCGCAGGCGACACCGCAGCCAGCACAGGTGTTGCGCTTCGTTGCAGCATCAAATCGCAAAACTTTCCGTTATCAAGCAATTCAACATTCCGCACCGTATAAGGCAGTCCATCCACGTTGACACCCGCGCCATACTGCA